GTCAACTTCACCGTAAACTTCTTCCAAAAGAAGACCAGCAATCATTTCGGCACTTACACCATATTCGTCAATTTTATATTTATTGACGGCTGATATAAACGCATCCATATTACTGGCAACGGTTATAGTTAACACCTCAACTGTGGTTTCTTTTTTATCACCAAATGCTTCATCGTGTCCCCACCCAAACAGAATATTGATCATATCCTTTATTGGGTCAGCAAAAGCGTATCGGTTATCGACCACGCCGTGATGAAGTAAAATATCGCATACTGTATCTTTACCCGAACGGGCAAAACCTGAAATTCCAATTAACATAATATTACCTTTTTATTTTTATTTTTATTATTCGTCTTCTTCGTCTTCTTCCGGTTCCTCTTCACTTACCAAGTGGTCGAGGTCTACAGAGTCGACGGCACCGTATTTAAAGTTTTGCTGTACCCAAACATCGAGTTCTTCCAAAAACGCCTGTGTGAACGTTTCGTGGGCTTTGGCTGGGTTCACAATATCCTTCCCCCATAGAACTTCGTCGGCAAAAACATTGTGCCACCGCTTGCCATCCTTGACGATCATTCCTGCCTGTTTGGCTAAATCGAATAATCCAAAATAGGGATCGAGACCGGAACGCTGGTGTAACAGTGTTTTGACTTTCGTCATTTCAATTGTTAACCGAGACTTTGTTGCTGTACACGAAATTATCGAACCGGTTCGTGTTTTATCTGCACTCGCACCACCCGTGTCACCACCAACCGCTTTTGCTTTGGTCAGCTGGATAATAGTTGACGCCGCATACTGTGATCCTGACCCACCGCCGACAACCTTGGGGCTGTATTTATCCATTGAAGCATAAACATGATTAACCACAATAAGTGGAATATCAGCGCGGGACAGTCGGAGGGTTATTGTACGGAACGCAGATTTTAATACTTGTGCGCGCGTCATATCACGAACGTTTTTACCTTCAGCGGCATCGGCACTTTCTTTTTCAGTGGACAACATGCCCAATGAATCGAGTACCAATAAAACCGGGGGATTATCCTTGACCGTCTTCATATAAGACTCGACCAGTTTGACCGTTGAATTACGGAAACTTTCAGCCGTGTCGATTTCGGAAATAACAAAACGGTCTGTGTCGATGTCACGTTCTTCGAGCATTTCTTTTGAAATCGCGCCTTCTGTTTCAAAATAAAACACAACGGCGGTTGGGTCATTATCGAGAAAATGCTTACAAACGGACAGTGAAAAGAATGTCTTGCCTGTTGATGGTTCACCCGCAAACATCGTGATCTTATTAGAGGGGATGCCACCAAACAATGAGCCGGACACCACTGCGTTTAAAACGTATGATCCGGTGCCAATGTACGACGATAGTGACCCTGCTGATTTACCCGTTGACGCAAGCGAAGCATAGGGATTCCCCATCGCCTTCATCAGCGTTTTTGCAATATCCATTTTGTTACCTATTTTTATTATTATTATTTGAACATTTTACTTGATTATTACTTCAGCGTCCACCCATTCCTGTTGATATCCCAGTTTTGGTTCTGTGATCTTAACTAGATCGGGTTGTATCTCTGACCACAACATATCGCGCGCATGGGCTTTAATGAATTCAGGGGCAGCGTTAAAATGTGGCAACGTGCCAGAATATAAAAAATCAATTTGCTCTTCTTGTTCCGATTTATACATGTTTGCGTGGTGTAGAGCGATGATCGAAACTGGCAAAGCCCATACCGAACCATCGCTTAATTTTGCATAATAATTCGACGATAAAACCGCGTTCAATTCCACTTCAAGTTTTTCTTCTTCTGTCATGATACTCACCATAGTGTATTTGTTTTTGTAGAGTGCCAGCCAACAATGTCTAACAATGACTCAACGGGGTCTAAAAATGTTTTTTGATAATGTGTCTTTTTGTCAACAAACCTGTCCATATCGAACTCGGGTGGCAACTCATCATGAAACGCAATCATGGAATTGAATGTTGGGTTTGCTGGTTTAATTTGAATAAGTTTTACCTTATCACCATTGCGAATTTTACGATACTTCCCACCCAAGTCGTGCTCTTCGATTAACCGGTTATAAACCATCGACGCCTTAACGTGGTAGGGTGTGCGCAACATAAACCCCTCGGGCTGATCCCACTTAACGATATCTGAAACACCGCTGTTGCGGCTTATGTCGAACACAGACGCCGCCATAAATTCACCTTTAAACTTCTTAATGAATTCCTGTACAGCCGTCTCATCTTCCGTCATCAGGATACGCAGAGTTTCTTTGATCGAGTCGCGACATATCGCGGGTGTGCTTGACCGGACAGATTCGATGCCAAGGATTTTCAGCTTGGGTTCATCGTAGGCAACACCTTCACTGTTCCACACATTCAACACATAGTTTTTCTTTGCGCGCCAAATGCCACGGTCTGCAATAACCTCGCGCGCCATAAACATTTTTTGCTGATATGCGTTCATATAATCAGCAAGCTCATTATATGCTTTGTCGATTACAGGTTGAATTTTCTGTTCACAGAGTTTATCAATGGCACCAACAATCTTTGCCTTTTCCGCGCCGGGGAAAAACTTATCAACCAACGGGGAAAGCGATATGTAAATACTGTCAGTGTCGCCAGCGACGGCAAAAGATTCACCCTCTGTGCCACAAACAACGTTTAAATATTCGTCTAACTTCCGTTCGATCCAACGGATGGACAGCTGACCAGAAAGGGTAATTGCCTCTGCAATCCGTGTGTCGAAATATCGGCTGTACTCGCTGCCAATCATGCCGTATGCAGAGTTCAATGTTACCTTGTACCCAAGTTGCATAACGTCAAGTTTCTTTGCGTCCGTTTCGCGCTGATTTAATAATGCGACAAGTTCGTCATCAGACAAAGATTCCAAATGGTCAATGTCCATCATACGCCCCCAAATGCAATTAATCGGCTGTAAATATGTTCCCACGTTTGGTCAACATGGGGGATTTCCCATTCGTGTTGATATAAAAGGTGGTTGGGGATATCCTCGCGCTCGACTGTTGCATCTTCTTCTAGTTCACTTTGTTGCACACAATATGGACAAATCCAAACTTTAGGGAATTTTTCTTTATAATTTTCAGACATTCAGTTCACCAATTTTTACCGCCTCAAAATCACCCGAAACCACCTTAGTGAATTCCACCCCAAATTTTCGTTTGACACGGTTTAAATGTGCGTCACATGTTGGAATGTCGGTGTAGCGATAAATTATTTTATTATTATTCCATTCATTATAATGTTTACTTGCATAAACGTCAATGTGTCCGTCGACTAAAACACCCCAAATTTGGCAGATCGACAAATCAAAGTGTTCAATGACATCATGGATAGTTTGAGAATGCATGACGATAAAGTCGATATCGTGGTTTGGATATTTCATCACATATTCAACGTCACTTCGCATTGGAGATTCTGGGTAATTTGGAAACAAATCATGCGACCCGAGTATTGCGTCACCAACACGGATGTTTTTAATACAGCGACCACCGGGGTTCAATATAAAAATATCCAAATCCTTTGGGGATAGCCCCTGATCTTTATCACGCAACCATCCACCCGCAACAAAAGCGGTCACTCCACGGTCGGAAAGATGCTGAAGTATTTCAACACAATCACCGACCGTTATCTCAGGGTGAAACACGATGTCCAATAAACTCACACCGTGACGTCGCGTGCGCGCAGCACCCCACGTATCCGTTCAACGTCACTCTCGGCAACCAACATTTCTTTTTTGATGGCTTTACGTTTGTTGTACAGGGACTCCATCATTGCACCCAAAAATCCCTGTTTATCCCGGTTGAAAAATACTTTATTTCCAGCCATGGACAGGTTTTCTTCTTTAACAAAATCGAGGTTAGCCGTTTTGTCTACCAGTTCATTCATACCAAAATCAAAGGTTTCATCGAATGTATTTTCGACTAACATTTCGGGGGATATGTTATACTGCATAATTAAATGTGGGTATAGACTATTCAAGTCGAATGAAACCACCCATTCGTGCATACCCACCTTGGGTTCACGCACATAGGCACCTTCGTATTTTTCGTCTTTTCGATACTCAACTTTTGGCGGGACAACAACATTATCTTCGAGTAATTTATTATAAATCAGTGTGTCCCACATCATCACTTGACCGAACACGTCTTCATGTCGAATGTGGCACATGTAGGTCAACGATAAAACAAGCAACATCAGATTTAATTTATCATCAAGGCGACGAACCAATTCGACATCCCTGATATTATAATCAATGTATTTGTTGTAGTTTTGAGCATAGAGACCGTCTAGGTTACCGTACTCACTATAATCGAGTTTCTTGTGACCAAGCTCGACCGATGCTATGAAATCCAAAGAATAACGTTCGCGCGTTTTATACGTGAATTTCTTATAAATCTCCAAATAATCAATAATCGAAACACCTTTAATCGCAACCTTCGTGTCACCATTCTTTTGCTCTCGAATGTCGATAACACGTTTCGTGTACTTGGCTGCTACTGACCCGAGATAATTAACCATTGATCCACCCAAAATATCACGGATGCGCCCAACCAGATATGGAATATCAAAATAATTAATGTTCCAACCTGTGATAATATCCGGGGCAAGTTGACGCCAATGTTGAAGAAACCCGGTCAACAGTTCCTCTTCTGTTTCATAGTGGGTGTGTACGGCACCGAGGGGCAACTTCTTGCCCGTGTACGCCTTAGAGCCGAACACAACGTATTCGTTGTTGACCTCTACGGTTATTGCCGTTATGCGATTAACGCCGTCTATTGGGTTCTCAATGGGGTTCAGTCCGGGGTTATCGGGATCATCCATCAAACATTCGATATCGAGGTTGGCAATAACCAACTGATCCATATCCCACTCGATTTCACCGGTATATTGTTCCTGAATGAACTGTGCCCAATAATTGGTGTTACCAAATATTTTGAAGTTCGAGATATTTTTATGTGACTTAATGAATTCCTGTGCGCTTCGCATAGTTTCATATTGTCGAGGGACTAGCGTTTCACCACGGATGCCCGTGTGTGTGCTATCTTCGCTGTTCGTTGGAAGGTATAGCGTTGGTGAGAACTCGTTAAACTCATCACAACGCTTTCCATTATCGTCGACATAGCGATGTAGTATCGAGCTACCAACTCGATCAACGTATGTATAAAACATGATAAAACCTTATTATTATTATTTAAAAGCCCCCGCGTGGATGCTTCATTTTGGAACTATCAGCTAAGGATCGTGCCACCGGGGGGCACGGCTGCCATAATAATACCAGCACCAAATTTGCTGTCATAATTATCTGTGATCCCATCATCAGGGTCTAAGATATGGCGGATGTCGCGGCGCGGGAACAAGGCAGCATCTTCTTTGCTAAACTGAAGATAAGGAATGAAGATCATGCGTCGACCATCACCGGCTGGGTCGGGCACAAGGGACACGGGATTTTCAATAACAATTGAATCTTCATACTCTGCTGTAACATAGCCAATGATATGTTCACCCGATGACATAATCACCAATTTTACCTTATCTTTATAGCTCATTGTACTACGCCCCCACTTGTGCCATTGTTGAACAGGCAGTCGTATAGGTCTTCAAAATCGCGCTGCTCATCAAAATGCTTTTCGGCACCCTGTGCATGGAACAATTTAATCATCAGCTGAATCGACTTCGGTGTGAGGTCGTAATCTTCTTTGAGGGCTTTTTTGGCTTCTTTGATGTAATCTTTTTTGGCTTGAATCATCACCAGGGCATTGTCGATTTCCTTGATGACACCCGCCACCTTTTTAGAATCTTCGGTGTCGGGCATATTGACATAGTTGCCAATTTCTGTGTTGAGGTTGGACATGATATAACTCACTTATTGTTAATGTTATTTGTGGGGGAAAGTTTGACCCTATTTTATAATAAAGTCAAACACATTTTACTTTAATTTGACGACCGGTTGGAGTGTGCCGGTTGCCACAAACGTACCTTCGTGTAGGAAAACGCGGGTGTGGGATACATTAATGACTGTTGCAAACATATCGTCGCCATCACAGTCGATATTGGCGACAATGATACCCCAATCCGTGGATAGCGCGGAGGATGTTTCGAAATTCAACACACAACCTTCGGGTATAACGATCTTTGATCCCAGACGCAGCTCAGCTCGTTCTCCGGGGTTTAAAACGAACCCCTTGCCACCGTTCAACTCGGCTGGAAACGTGCGAATAGCGGGACTACGACGATCATTTTCTGCTGTGGTAACAGGAACCGCCCGTGTTTTCTGATCGCCCCAATAGAATTCAATGTGGTCACCGACGATGTTGTACTCAACGGGGACAACCGGGGTACTCGAAATTGTGGTTTTTAGCTTCCGGGTGCGAGGTTTACGCTTTGGTGTAACTTTGGTTTCGGCTGTGGTGACCGGTCGGGCAACAATGGGGTCACCACTTAAAAGG